ATTGTGCCGGGCGTAGTAACTCTTTTTGCGCGCTTTGTCCTTTGCGCTCTTAGGGTTCTTACCTGCACCTTTTACCCCCTGTTGACCAAACCGTATGGTCTTGATCTTATCACCATCTTTCGCAACTACAACATGCGATTTAGTGGGATGGTTGGGGGTTCTCTTCGGCTTGTTGTACCCGCTTACGCCTACGCGTGCGAGGCGCGGATCCTTCTTGCTCATTAGTTAAAGCCTCCACCTTGGCCTGGAGTTCCTGCACTTGGCGCTGGAGCGGCTCCATTTGTGCGTTGAACTTGCTGAAGATCATTTGGAGTTCTCTGTCGGTTAGCATTCTCTTTTCCTTGGATTTGTTTCTCTTTTAGCAGTGTGTCGGCAATCTTCATACGACGTTCAAACTCTTTGTCTTCTTGATCGCCTTCACGCAAGTTTCTAGTAACTGCATTGATCTTGTCAATTTCAAGCTCTTGCGGAACAACAGCCGCCTCAGCCGCAAGCTTCTGCGCTCTAGCCGCAGACTCTTGTGCTTGTGCAGACAGAGCCGCAGTCTGTGACTGCTGGAATTGCAACTGTGCTTGTTGCGCCGCCATCTGCATTTGCTGTGCTTGAGGATTAGGTTGCATTGCCTGAGCCATTGCCGCCAACAGTTCCTCACGGTTAGAAAGGTTCATGTTGTCTACAACAGACTGAATCAAAGTTGTATAGAGCGGTGACTCTTTACCCATAGTCTGCAACAACTGTACCAACTGAGTCACTTCGTACTCACGAGCAATGATGCCCAGTGTACTGCTAGCATTGAACTTGTAGTCAGCAACAGGGTAGTTTTCAGGATCAAACTGCATGTACCGGTGTGCGGCTTTCTTAACAAACGGGATCAAGAAAGACTGCTGGAAGTTAATTAGTGTGCGTTTATGTCGTTTAATCAAAGCACCGAGCGACATGCTGATTCCTGCCGCTGTAGCCTCTCCATTAACACTGCCGGCAATACCCGCTGAATCAACCGCACCTGTGGCTTGTTGAACCATTTGCTGTAATGCACCGGCCTGTGCAAACGTAATTTGACCTACCTGACCAAAGTTAAATGGCTGGAGTACTTCTCTAGGATCTCCGTTGGTTAATACCATCTTGCCTGGTCTAACTTCTGGCTTGGCACCTCTTGGTAGACGAGTGGCATCAATCGCCATCATTGGATGGATTGTTAGGCTTAGCGCATCAATACGCGCTCTAAGTTCTGTATCCAATGCTTTTTGGCTGTTGTAGCCCTTTTCACAGACGCCTCTTCCCCAAAAACGTCCAGGCACTACATCCCACGGGAATGCGACAACAGGGCGATCACCCATCATGTAAGGGTTAGCTTCTGCCTTAAGTAACGTGCCACCGTTAGCAATAACAATTACAGCTTCTACATACTGGCTATCGCCTTCAGATTCCTCATCCATGGCTTCGTTAAGAAGCTCTCTAGGAACGAGGCCGTAGTATTTAGTCAGCCGAACCTTGTCATCGTTGTAGATCGTGATGTCTTGATCGGGTTCAAGGTCAGTATCAGGAGCCGCAGATCCTATGTAGGTATCACGGTATACACCTTGCTCTTGTAGTAGCTCGACTTGGTGCTTACTGACAAACTCATCAATGCACACACCCAATGCCTCATCAACACTGGTGGCTACAGGATCAATCAAGAAGTTTTGAGGTAAAACAGGGCGTAGCTTTACTTTAACCCGATCATTGATAGTAACGCCTACTGCTTGAAGATCCCCATCCATGATAGGTTGAGTAGCAGGAGCCATTTCTTTCATTTCTTCAATGACGATTTCACCAACGCCTGTACCGAATACAGCGGCATTGATAAGGCATTCCGCAACAGACTTACGGATCATGCAGTCTTCAAAGTCTTCGGTGAGTTTGTTTCTCAGGAAAAGAACGTCATCCCTAGAGGTATCACCGAAGTTATCGGAGACATCGAACCACTTGCCTCTGCCAAAGGTGGCTTCTTCTAGTTCGGCAACATTGGATTCGACAGCTTGCTGTAAAGCAGGAGAGATAATACGGCTACGCTCACTCCGACGCTCGCTATCAGCAGGATCCCAAATCCCACGCCAAAGCCGATAGTATTCTTCAAAACGCGCTTCATAGTTTGATTCATAGTAATCACGCCAGTTCTCACACTTTGTCATTACCCAGCCTTCAACAGACTGCTCGATCATTAACGCATCTGGTTCGTATATTTCGTCCATGTCAGTATCCCGCCACTATGTCTAAGATGTCGTGGTCATCTATTTCGTATTCGTAGTCATAGACTACATTCGCTAACTGGTCGATGTAAGCCAGAGCGTCTATCAAGTCATCATGGGTCAAAGGATCAGGGAATTGGAAGAGTTGGTCAAGGAATCTTGCATTCCATTCACCTTTGTTGAGTGTGATATAGCCGTTTTCAAAACGACCTTGTAGCGCCCACATCACACGATCGGTCTTCTTTTTGTTGCCGTGGGTTAGTTCTTCTACTCGAAAAAACGTACCGTACTTCTTTTGCAGGTCAACCAAAGGCGACATAACCGCTTGCTTGGCTATGCCCCTTTCGATACCTACCGATACTGGTCTGTAGTCTCTTACGGCTTGGAAGATTTTGATGGCCGTTTCGTCGAGCGTCCACCTGCCGTGGATGATGTTTTCGACGTACCAGCCTTCTTCCGAGACGTTGACGACGGCGATCGCGGTTTCGTCGAGCTTTTGGTTTTTGGTGCGCTTTTTGTTGACTTCTTCGAAGCCGGCGAGGTCGATGGCGATGTAGTAGTCTCCGGCGGGATCTTTACTGTCTTCGACCCGAATCCAGTCTTCCTTAAACATTTCTGAACCGCGAGCTTCAAACGACGCCATAAATTCTTGACGGAACGCATAACTAGACATACTCCTCTTAGCAATATCAATTTCATTCTTGTCCAATAGTGGATTGTCATAAGAAGTAAAGTGCCAGGCACAGTACGTCGGATCATCCCCTAACTCCGCATATTTGTACAGTTCGTAAAAATGGTTCCTTCCCATGGGAGTCCCAATAAACATCGCACAGCCCTTTTGGTCGGCCAATGCAGGTCTTAGGATCTGCTCGAATACTTCGGGCTTCATATCCGCGTATTCGTCCAAGACTAGGAACTTAAGCGAGACACCTCGCATCGTCTCTGGTCTATCGGCCCCCTTGAGGCTAATGGTTGCTCCATTGACCAATTTAATCTGTAGATTATTGATGTGACTACCAGCAATAACAGGATGACCAAGCTCAAGAAGGGTCTGCCACATGATGTCTCTGGCCTGTCCTTGGGTTGGCGCGACATAAAATACATGACCCCTATCAGCTTGAAGCGCGTTAACAATCAACATCCATGCGGCGAGACGGGACTTGCCTGTCCGTCTGCCAGCCGCAACAATCTTAAAACGTGTATCGTCTGACCAAACCTGCTGTTGCCACGGCAGTAGTTCGATATTGAGATCAGTCAAAGCTGTTAAACCCTGGCGTTCGCGTAACTAACTCAATAGTCATTGCAAACTCGACATCCCCAGCACTGCCGGTTTGGCACTTAACAACTTCGTTTTCCTGAATAACGAACAACGGAACAGACGATTGACCACCTAACGTCTCTTTGTTGCCGCCATTAACGCTATCGCCATCAAAGAAATACAACTGATCTACGCCTCCGCTATTTTCCCACTTCAATGTGACCGTATTTGCACTGCCACCATGGTTCGCAATGAAAATATAAAAAACATTAGCGGTATAGCCAGCAGGTACAGTAAATAGAGTGGTCTCAGTGGTAGACGTCAGAGTCTTGTGCGCTGTAGTAAGCATCAGGAGTATGTCCACATAACAGGGGTTGTGTCACGAGTATCGACGTGAACAAAGGATCGAGCCACTCCGATACCACCAAACCCTAGTTTTAGTGCGTTGTGAACGACATTCATACGCTCAACACCGTTGGTTACGCGAATATCACAGGCGATACCCTGCGAATGGGTGCCTGGTTTTTCCTTATTGACCTCGTTGGGGTGCGAAGGATCTCTGTAACCCGAGGTAATCACAAAAGGAAAGCCGCAGGCTTCACGCAATTCATCTAATTTCTCCAAAAATGCGTCATCCATTTCATTGTTGTTGGTATGAGTGCAGTTAAATTCTTCTCGCTTAAAGTATTTCACCGTTATCCCCATCAATAACCGTAGGTTTTAGATCAAAACCGTCGCTCTCCGAGCTAGGTTGGATAGTGTTAGCATCGATTTCTTTAACATCAGCGGTGCCAACCCCAGTAATGTTGATCTGAATAGCAGATTTGCCGCCATTTTGCACGATATCTTTTTCAAATGCGGCTACAGGCAGGATTCTATCCATCACTAACTTCCATGCAGCGGACTGATTCTTGTGATCATTATCTAACGCGGCATCGAATATAGTGTCTAAGACTAGTTTGGATTTAGGAGAGGCCAGCATACGAGCTTTATACTCGTTTATCTTGGCGGCATCACCCTTAGGGCGGCCTGGTTTGCCCCTGCCACCTTTAGAATGAGCGGCTAATGCTTGCCTACTGGGTTTAGTGCGCTTCTTTTCTTCTTTTATTTGCGCTTTACGACGTTGCTTGTAAGTCAAACTGTCGTCTTCGGGTACTTCCACTCTTTTGTCTGTCATAAAAAAATTAGGTTGTACTTAACCAACCCGCCCTCCCTATCCTATATATATACTACGGACTCTACAACCCCCACCTTACCTGATAAGAATGCTAATGCAAAACAGTTATAAAAATATGAGGTAGATCAAGGAGTTGGAATAAGGTGGAAATGACTCTTTTTTGTGTCTGGGTGGGTGCAGAAAAACAAACAGTGACAGTAACACCCCCCCCCGCCTCGAAAAAATCCCAACAATTGGCACTCGGTATGCCAATAGATTGTGGCACGGTGTATGCCAATAGATGCGCGGAGAAAGGTGAGGTGTGTGAGTGTATGAAGTACCCCAATAGACCCATAACCAAACACCAACCCAAAATGTCACATTTACAAAAAAACTAAAAAAGTTTTGTCACATTGTGAAAACCTGGCGGTGTCGTGGAGTACATTGAAATCAACAACAAACGAGAGGGTAACAACATGAGATTAATCGCAAGCTGTGTCCTAGTGTTCTGTTCGGTAGCTTTGATGCTGTCATCGTTAATGCTGGCACTAAACTTTGAACTGCTCGAAGCTTCCTGTGCATTCCTTGGCGCTCTGTGCGGCCTTGGCACATTAGAGCTCAATACAACTAAGTGAGGTTTTTAAAATGATCTTGATTTATACAGATTCACTGACTGGCGCAGAAAAGTCCATCGAGCTAACAGAGTTTAACCAGAATTTACATAGCCAGTATTTTCAAGCTGATTGCGTAACGGTTAACGGCCATTTTTACACTATCAACAAATACAAGCATTTATGGTCTCTAAATAAAGTCATTGGAACTAATGCACGAGTGGAGGAAATAAAAGCGAGGCGCTTTGGAAAGCGACACATAATTCACGAGTAAAAGCCTAGCCAGTCGGCCCCTTGCGAGGGGCTTTCTGGGTGCGCTTTGCACCATTAACCCAACAAACAGAGAGAGATTCAACAATGTTAGCAGAAAGAGACTTACCAACAGCGGCAGAAATCCGCGAATCAATCACTAACCCCAACACTTGGCACCGTCGTTTTTTTAGGTGCTGGATCGATGGCTCTTACCTTGGCGAATGGCACTACAGGGAAAACCGCGCGGAGGCTAGACGTTATTACCACAACGAAAAAGTCCTTCGTGCCTGTGCAATTAACTGGTTCTGTGACTTTATCGCACATGAGGAGTCCTGCCCTGTTCGCACCGTTCAGCGGCATATGGTGAATACGATTCCCCGCGATGCACTGGAAGCGCTCAACGTCGAGCTAATCGACGACATTCGCGAGCTTGTGCGCGATGAAATGGAGGTCGCATGATTAACGTAGGAGAGCAGTGCATCTACTGCGAGCAGAGTGTTGCGTGGGGTTCCGGTTTGTACGTGAACCGGATACCCGCTGACGATGGCGAAAAAACCGGCTTTGCATGTTCTACATGCTTACTTATGGAGTGCGATGTGTGCGGCGAGCTTTCTTCTGATATTGGAAGTTCTGACATGACATCGTTCAAAGACGTTGCTGACGTTGTTTGCGACGATTGCGTAGCCAAATCTGGAGGATGGGAGGAATAAACCGATGCAAATTCAAAACCATTATGAAGCGTTCCGCATGGGCCTATGGCTTGCTGTAATAGCTCCAACTGACGCGAAAGCAGACGACGCGCTACGCATGGCGGAGTCAATCGCCGGCCATCTTTCAGACGATGAGATCGAACGCGCAAAATCTGAAGTAGAGGCGCGGATTGATCTAGTAAACTCCGGCAAACTTGTATAAAGTGATATCAAACATCAACAAAAGAGGGTAACAATATGAACGATTATGAGCGCGATTTAATGAAGCAGAGATTCAAAACACTCGACGCTTTTTGGGGCCATGTCTGGGAGCTATCCCGATATGACGAGGACGATGCCGAGATGCCATCGGCTGAGGATATGGAGCGACTGCGGTCAGTGTTGTGGCAGTTTTATCGTGATTATGACATGGCCAAGTGTCATGTTCTGCGATCCATTTTGTAGGGAGGTGATCAAATGTCTGTACCTTGGTACGCCTATGGCGAAGCTGGCGAGCATACGCGAGACGCTGTGGACAGGTTTGTTCACTCCGAAACTCAAAACATCCTCGCGCTGATCTACTGGTGCGAACGTGTCGGCATGACTGACTCAGAGATTGTTCAACTACTAAAAGAGGAACTATAGCCATGAAGTTTAGTGATAAGTACATCAGCAGTATTTGCCCTGAGTTGGGCAAGTGGGAAGTCCAGATACTGAAGAACCATCTATTGGACATGCACCACCCGAACGACATTTACGAACAGCTTGTGCGTACAACGTCGCGAGGTTTGTTTCCTGAGTTGTACCGGTGGAGAGCATCGAAGGCGCATGAGGCTATCCAGGAGGCCGTAGAATTGCTTCAGAGAGTCGATCAGATTCTGGCTAACGTACCGGATGCCTCAGACGAGGTAGCCCGTACACAGCTAGAGATACGCAATAACGTCGTGTACCTCCAGAGAGAGAACGGGGGCAAATGATGGAGCGGCTATACCCTGAGACACTGTTGCAAATCTACTTTAACAAGTGCAAGTTCGATGATGAGCGGCCCACGGTTGAAGGGTTAAACAAGTTCGCTGAAGAGATCGCCGGATATTACAAGTCCGGCCCTTACTACGAGACCATAACGGACTACATAAAACGGAGGCAGGGCGATGAACCTACCCAGAGATAAAGCACTGATCAACATCGTGGCGCTTGTGCATGACGACGCTGACGACTTCATGGGCGCACAGATCGATGACTTCGACAGAGATACCGGTGTCGCGTCACTGATCGTTAATCTCGATGAGATCGAGGCAGAGATGAACCCGCGCCAAGAGTTCTATACCGACGAGGCATGGGGCCAGGTGTCAGTATTCCGCGAGGAATGGATCGACGTGATTAGCTGTACATGGAATGGCTACAGCGTCATTAACTTTGAAGATGTATGCGAGAGGTTGCACCACTATGAAATTTAAGCCACCAAAAGAGCTACCGATGGACTCACTTGAGCAGTCCTTGGAAATGCTACGAGGGATTCAAGTAGTCAATGA